CCCTGATTTGGCGAATCAAAATCTCATAAACACTAATGCGCCCACGAACTACCAAGTCGTCAACTTCAAGCGTCGTTTTACCGGAGCGCAAAATGCCCTGGTCTAAATGAAAACCAGAGCCAGCGAAGCCAGAAACAAAAACATCTGTGCGCAGGGCCTTCCCATCTTCAACAACAATTTGGTTATCGCCAGGGCTAAAACGTATTGAACCACCAGGGAAAATTGTAAGATTTTGGGAAGAAGCGGTGTCAATGTTTTGGACACGAACTTTATTGTTGACAACGAGCATACTGTCAGACGGTGACACGGTTACAGAGCCACTTGCAGAATCTATTAATGGCGTTGTTACTTTTGTTGTAGCTATTAAAGTTGCGGCTTGAGCCGTAGCAGAGATGCGGGCGCTGCCTGATACGTCGAGTCGATAGGATGCCCCTGCGCTCATTCCAAGGCCGAGATTGCCGTTAAAATCAAAGCGGGCTACCAACGTGCCAGCGGAAGTTGCGGTATTTTTGCGAATATAAAGATTTCCTGCGCCAGCGCCATTGCTCCCAAAATTGAGATTTAGGTCTGTTTCTGCTGCTACTAACCCGGCAGTATAAAATTGAATGTCAGGGCCAACTGAAACGTTTCCACCACTCATTAAAGTAAATGCTGAGGAAATTCTTAATTCTTGAAGTGTCAAGCCGCCCCCATTGTCAGAGCGTAAAATAGACACTCCTGTAGGAGCGGAGGAAGGCGTCAGCCACCCTAACACATTTGCGCTGCCAGGAATGCCGAAAAGGTCATAGGTCGATGTTCCTGAGGCTTCGTGGTCGCTCGTGCTAGTTACATTGTGTTTTCTGGCATGATGTTGGTCTGGAAGAACGTTTGCTAAATCTGTATGATTTAGTTGTTCAAAGCGTGCCTTGTTTGTTGCGTAAACACGTAAAACTTGTCCGATGGAGCCAACAATTGTGTGGTCATTGCCCAAGTCTGTTTGGTTTGCTAAAACGTGAACTTTGTTATGATGAGCGTTTGCATTGGCAACGTGCGCCGGAATGTCTACGCCATCAACAAGAGAAACGTTTATAATGCCGAAGTCCCCCATGTCCAAGTTTCCAGTCATGGGAACAGTGCCATCACGTTTTAGATATAAACTTAAATCTACTGAGCCGCCTCCACCGCCACCACTTCCACCGCTAAGAATGACAGTTCCACCGTTGCGTGCGGAGCGAGGGGTATCAATTGCGTATTGATAATCTACTTTTGCCATTAAACTCTTTCAACCTCTCTTGCCCAAGTTACACCTTCCACTCGATAAACCATTCCATAAGTAAGCCAATCAACCCCTGTCAGGTCAAAAACACCATAACCAGAATCGGGGTCAGATAACGTGGCGCTTGAACCAATGCCACTAGGGTCGATAATTTCTCCTGTGGAGCCGAAAATTAGATAGGGGAATGTGTGAAAAAAAGTTAAACAGGAGCCTTCTGTAACACCACTGTGAACACTATGTTCTGCGTTAAAGCCCGCTCCAACGTTTATAGCGTCAGAGCCAAGTGCATCGTAAATTGCGTACAAGTTGTCCTTGATATTTTGAAAAGTAAGATGGCTTACAATACCACCCTCTGAAACTTTTGGAGTTGTAGAAAATGCCATATTCCCCTCTTATAAATAGGGAAGTTCCCAAAGATAGAACGCCCTGAATTGTCCAGAACTAATAGAAAGCTCATATTTTAATTCGTACTCCGCCCCAAATGTCGGTTCTGCTATGGAGTTGGGAAGATTTTGCATATCAAAAATTTCAGTTACATAGGAGCCATTGTTCGCCCACCCCTTAATTTTTTGATTGTTCAAATACAAATTAACTCCATCAGCCCCGCCACCAGAATTAGCGGCCTTAAAAGAAACGTGGAGATAGCGGCTAATGTGGCGCATATTCCAACGCAAAAATGTAGCATCACGAGATGCACTTGCTGTTGTCGCAATGCCCGTAAATGGAATAGCTTGTGGCCTTACAAAGAGGCGCAGGTTTCTTGCTGCGTTTACCAAACTGTTCAAGTAGCCATCGTCAATATAAGTTGAGGATGTTATGTCGTTCAAAAATGGCTTTGTTATGGCCCCTGTTTGTTTTTCGTAAACATTAAAAATATAACCCATGTCACTTGTAACGCCGATTTTGGAAAATTCAAGCTTTACAAAATAAATCTCCCCCTCCGACAAGGAAAATCCACCAGGACTAGCAGACAAGTCGAAGGTCAGAGTTACAGGGCCGCTAGAAGTGTAAGATTGAGAGTGGATTTGTGTTCCAGTTGTGGCGTCATCTTTTGTGAGCCAAACCTTAATCTGCATGTCTGTGTTCCCAAAATTAAACACACACACCAATGTGGGATATTTGTGGGAAAAAGCGTAAATGTTTTCGTCGTTATTTATACTTGTGGCTGCTCCATACACCCATCTGGCAACGTTAGCTCCATAAGCAACACCACCAACACTATTTACAACTCCTGACAATTGATTTGTAAAGTATGCGCTTAAAAGATTCCCATTTTTTGTCAGTGGGGGAGCTTCAACATTAAAATCGCCCATTAGTAAAAATACCTCTTATTGTCCATTCCCCTGTGTCCGTTAATCACAAAATAATCGCTTGCTGGATAGTGAAAAATGTTTCCCGCTACAATTCCCTTGAAATCTTGAGAAAAACCTGACGCATCCAACCGCCAACTCATAGATACAATAATAACATCTTTGCTGTACGAAAGAGACGAATTAACTACAGTTGCACGCCAAGCAGGGCGCAAAACAACGTTGCCCCTAAACCCCTCAACAGAAACTTCTTCATTGAAATAGCCTTGCCGAAAAACCAAAAGGTTCCCAACCGCTTCGCCCTGTGCCAGAGTTTGAATGTAAGGATTGTCCGCAACCTTTCTTTCTTTCCCGTTACGTCCCGACCAAAAACTAGTGTTGGGAGAATTTACTTCATAAATTGATTGCTCGCCGCCTTCAATCATTCGGCCCAACAGTTGAAATTTTCTCAAATACATGTAGTAAATTCCTGTATTGGTCAGAGAAAAAGAAACGGATTGTGTGTAATAAGAAATAGAAACACTTAAATCCTCATTTATTGTAAAACCACCAGTGTTTTGAGCGATTATCTCTAAGTCATAAAATTTGTAGACAGGAGTTCCTAATTTAGCGTTCAAAATAATTGTTTGCCCTGGAAGAATTTTAATAACTTCATCAGGTTCCCAAACAACAGTTTTCTCACCAATTTTACGTGGTCTTATTGTAACCTTTACACTCTTATAGAGTTCCTTGTCTGTATAGATTGGTTCAACTCGGTCTGAGTTTGATTCATTTACTGTTGCTTGACTTGTAGATGACACGCCAAAAGCAAGAAATTGAGCGTTTTTGTAATAATATTTTCCACTACTAGGGTCAAAATAAAAGCGCCCTCCGCAAGCAGCCGCCAGTCTCCAGCAATCTTCAATTGGGCTATCGCCTTCCAACCAATACCAAGGGATTGTGAACATTCCCCTGTCAATTGTTTTCTCACCCGCTCCCCCATAAGCCTGAGAAACAAAATGAACGCCATCAGTCAGGCCGCAAAGAGTTAATGTTTTTGCGATTAACTCACCCTCATCTTTTCCTGTGTCGTAAAAACTTTGTGTGTCGCCAACCAGAGTATTCAAGCGCCGGTTTATCAAAAAAGCATCTTCTGTTGCGCAGCGCAAAACCACTGTGCCAACTGCTTTTGTATTGCGAGGATTTTCGGAAATTTCCTTGATTGCTCCTTGAAAAAGTAAAAATTCATTGCCGTTGATTGTGACAAAAAGTTTTATGCGCTTCCCATAAAATTTTCCGCTTTCAATATATTCTCGCAAGCCACCAGAAGCAATCAAAGGAGAAGCTGAAGGGCTAAAACGACGCCCTGGATTCAACAACGTTAAACTCATTTCGCTTGCATAACCAGACGAAGAAAAGGCGCTTTCTTTTGGATTAGCCATTTCTTCATCTCCATTTGCTGTTAAAAAGTGGTTGGATTCGTTAGAAGTGTAACTCCCATCCCCTGCCCAATCTACCAAAAGATTAAACGTGATAACTCTTGCTGGCATATTAAACCTCTAAAAATGTTGCAGAAATGTTATAAAGATGACTGTTAGAAGTTCGCACCATTGTTTCTGTAACATCTCCGCTAACATCCAAAAAAACAGAAAAACTTCGTCCATCTGGAAGGACAAGTGTTCTTGCTGCTGTAACCGCATTATTTAGTTGACCTTGCAATGTGCCTCGCTCCGAGGAAGATAAAAGACGCCACTGCATTGTAATTTTATATTTTGGTGTGGAGGAAAAATAGTCGATTAAAAGGGTTCCGTTTACAGACCTGCGCTGACTTCCCAAGTATTCAAGATTGGCTTGGAAGTCATAAGGGTCTGCGATTGATTGCCCGTTAAGTGTTGTAGCCATTATTTGTCCTCGAAGAAAATAAAGATGGTATCTTTATATGTTTCTTCATTACTTAAAACAACGGTGTTTTCCAATTCATAACGTTTTCCCTTCAAGCCACCTGTCACAAAAGCAGCCGTAAAATCCCCTTCCAATGCTTCATCTGAAATGGTTAGGCCAGTGCCCACCCAATCGGAGCTAGAAATTGTAACTCCCTCTGGAAGAACACTAGCCCAACTAATTTGATATTCAATTATTTCGTTGGAATCCTGAACAAAAAATTGAGACATTATTCACTCTCCCCTCTATTTTTTTCCGCATTTGCTTTCTGTTGAACTTGTGGCGTTACAAGTTCCGAGAGAATACGCACCAACTCAATCGGCACATTTGCCTGAACCATCTTCAAAAACGCATCACCCCAAACTTTTCCAGAGTTTTCAGCCGAAGTTTCAAAAGTTTTCTGAGCCTGTTGTAGTTGAGTAGCAAGAGAATTTGCCATCATCATTCCAACATTTAACTCATTGAACTTGTTAATCATAAAGGCAGCTACCAGCGCACCGTTAGGCGTGAAGCTATCTTCGTTTTGTAAAATCGTCATTCCAAGGCCAGCGGATAAGTTAAAAACCATAAGGTCTAGGGTTTCTTGTGTAACAAACCCTTCTGCTAGGGCCGTGCGAATTGGGGCGAACAGGCTTTCAAAATCATCTGTTGACATACTTGGATTGATTGTGAAGTCCACCTGACTTACAGCGCCCTCTAGCCCTGTGATAAAATTGTTCCACCGTTCAATTTCAAGAGCAGCGGGAACAACTTGGAGCGCCATTGTTTTTGGAAGTTTAGATGCTACGTTATTTTCAAAATCTGTCGCAAAAGTAGATGGAAGCCAGGGAGTGAAAAGAAGATTTATGGCTGTTGCTTTTTGCAAATTCTCAATTAAGGTCTTTTTATCTTCAAACGTAAACGAAGAAATTTGAAGTTTATAATCCCCCTCAATCGCCCCGCTTGTACCCATCTTAACTGCCACATCGACAAAAAGATAACCATTTTCGTCTAAAAGACCAGCCGCCTTGCCAGCTTCAACAAACTTTTCTCTTGCCCCATCCATCTTCCATTTTGGGGTCATGTTGTTTTCGCCCAAAATTTTGTCGATTTCCTCTTTTGTAGGGATTTTTTTCTTGATTCCAGCCGCTCCGCCAACAGCAGCCTGCGCTTCCTCAATTGTGATATTTAATTCTTTGGCGAGTTCCTGGGCAATTTCGTCAACCATTTTACTTGTTTCTTGGTCTGCCAGGAACATGCGTTTTGCTAGTTCTTTGATTTTCCCCTTATCTAAAAGTTCAGGGCGAAGGCCGTCTTGAAAGTCTTTCAGTAAAAGTGCGCTGGCTGCTTGAATATCTCCGCCAGCCTCTCCCATGTATTGAGAAAATAAATCAGGGAATTTGTTTTTGAAATAATCCACCCATTCGCTATCCCACCCTTCCACCATTACAGAGGCAATGCGTTTTGCGTCCTCTCCTGGTTGGTCTTGGTAGGGCAAAAATTCAGAGAGGTCAGCGCCCCCAATGTCTGAGTATGCGCTACTAACAATACTTCCAACTGTGCTTTGAAGGTCTTGAAATTCCTTGGTTAATTGCTTTGTTTTAGTTGCAACGCCACCAATACTTTTCCCCGATTCGTTGGCATATTCAGTGATGGCCTTGAAACCGGCAGCACCTTCTTCAGCAACTTGACGCATGTAAAATTTTGCATCAATTTCATTCATGCCCTCAAGGGAATCTTCCAACATGGTTACTTGGCTGTTGATTGCCCTGTAGCTTTCAATGACACTGGAATCAAAACCACTGTCAACAAAAGCTTGCAAGGCGGCGCTTTCAATAGAACCGATTGTGCTATTGATAAGGGCCGTTGCCCGTTGAAGATTCTGTGCTGCGATAATTGCTTGATTGCCAGCTTCGGCAATTGCGGGAGCCGCAGCTTCCCAAGAGCCTTTAAGGGCGATGGTTGAGTTTATTGAATCCCTTGCAGCGTCTTTTGAAATATCAAGTGCCTTGGCGTACCAGTTAACGATTGTATCGGAAACTTTTGCATATTCAGTGTCAAGGGCGCTTAAAATCGCCATATCTGCGCTTACGTTGCTGTTTTTCCCTAAACTTGGAACTTCAAACATCATTTGGGCAGTTGTCAGTTCTCGCAGTTTTTCTTTGTACTGGTCTAGCAATTTAATGCTGCCACTCAAAAGAACTTCGTCTAAAAATGTGTTCTTCCCCGCCTTGCGTTTCGCCAAATAGCCGTCAATTTTTTCTTGTTCTTCAATGATTTTTTTTCTAAAATCTTCTATTTCGACTTGTCGAGCCTGAGCAATCATTGCAACGTCGTCGCTAAAATACTTCCCTGCCGCATAATTTATTGCATCGGCCATTCCACCCAAAAAATCTCCATCACCACCTTGCCGATTTATCCATCCACCAAAAGCGGCTGTAGCGTTTTCCATTGCAGCAGCAAGCCTTTCCCAAGCACCAGCGGCGTCCATCACTTCACTGCTATCAAAATCTTGAACTTCATCTTTTAGACGCTCAAGGAGGGCCATGCGCTTTTCTGCGTCTGTCAGGGAATCGGCTGTCCTTCCAATACTTTTAGCAAAATCTCCATAGGTTTTATCCGCATCCAGAACAATGCCGAGGTTGTCGAGAATCAGAGGCGAGAGGCGTCCAACACCTTTGACAATGGACTCGAAGGCATACTCCATCGAGATACCCATTGCCCGCCCTCTATCAACGGCAATTTTTGCGAGCGTAGAAAATTCATCTGCCGTGTCTGCAACACCAAGCAACATGGCGTTGTTGGCTTGTTGCATAATTGTTTGGTAGGAAAGTGTCCCCTGCGTAACTTCATCAATTGCTGAAACAATTGCTTGCCCACCAACATTGTGTTCTGCCGCTAAATTACCAAAACTTTTCGCAAGTCGGTCATATTGAGCGCCCGCCTGCGAAGTGTCTGCAATAGCCTGTGTAACCTGTTGAATTGTAGAAAAAGCAGCTTGAAGCCCCGTAAGCCCCAAATCCAACGTTGCAATTTTATTCAGCGTGCTTACCGACTTATCAAGATGCTGCAAGTCGCTCGCAATCTGTTTAAGCGCCGGTGAAGCGTTATTTTTAGCGTCTAAAATAAGTTGGATAATACTAGCCATCGTTCACCTTTTTGGGTGTTGTATACGCATCCCAAATGTCGTTGAATTCCAAAATTGTTTTCCAATCGTCCTTGTCAATCTCTGAACCTTTCTTTTTTCCGGTTTCCACCAGATAGGCGCTATCTTCCAGAGAAACGACATTACGTGCTTCCATTGCCCGAAGAAAGCGTAACAAATCCATATCGTCTAATTCGTCTAGAGTGCGACCTGGAAATTGTGTCAAAAGGTAGGAATCAAAAAGGGAATTGTCAACTTCTGGCTCGACAATTCCCTCTTTGTTAAGGCTTACTACTTGTTCTTCTGAGAGCCTTCCCCATCTTTTGAAGTTGACAATGGACGCACGTTCATCCCCCCCAAATTTCTGCGCCGACGTACATGCAGCGGGAGAATACTTCCGACAAAGCCTGCGAGAGAAACGTCAAAATTTTCCAGAGCAGCGCCGTCTAATTCTGCCGGATTACGCAGTTCAACGCCGTCTGCATCACGAAGCAACATGCCTTCTACCTTCTTTTGGAAAATTTCAAAATACTCTTTTTCTTCGCTGTCAGCCAAACTGCGCATTTCTTTTACTGTCCATTTGTCTGTAACAGTAATAAAACAATCGGTGTAGCCTTCCAATTCAGAAAAATATTGCTGGCTCATTACGAACTCCCTGTAGTACGAGTAGGCGTTCCGCTCAAGCGAATCGAAGGCGAATGTTCAATCTTTCCTGTTGCACTTGCCGAAATCGAAAAACCTGTAATAAAACCAGTTGCCCAAGAATACTGCACCCAAGCGCCAGTTTCGTCTGTGATTTTTACAACACAAGTGCGAGTTGTAGGCGCAACAGCGTCAACACCCAAAATGTTATCAAGGGCCTGCGACCAGTCACCACCCAACGACAAATTGTATTCTGCCAACGAAGGAGAATACTCTGCCACTGTGGAAGCCAAATCTGTGGCCTCAAGCTCCTGAACCGTTGCAGCCAATTCAACAGTGTTGAGATACGCCGTAATATTTTGGCCGTTATAAATAAATGTGATATTCCCTGCACCACGAACTGCCATATTTCATTCCTCCTAATCTTTGATTACCACTACTGATATTGTTACACTGGACGTTCCGCCCAAACTAGTAACATCAATATTAAAATAAGGGCCTGCTGGTGTTGACAAACTAGCTGCGCTCGCCCCCTTTCCAGAAAACGTGAAGCTTGCCTCAGAAGCCCAACCAGTTGTCCCGTTGGCACTTGTTTTAATGTCAAACGTTATGTTTCCAGTGCGGCTTCCAGTCCAACCGTGCAAAAAGCAGAAAATTCTGCCAGTGCTAGACGTGGTTACGCCAACGTTCTGAACAGCCGTAGCCAAGCCTGTAGCGGAGCGTACTGCTTTGTAGAACAACATTTTCCCTCTACGAACACCTTCCCTTCCCTTAAATGTGCCGTTCATAGTGATAAGGCCATCTGTAGGCGAAGTGTGCGTCAGCCCTAAGTTGCTTGCATTTTCTGCTACGTAAGCAGGGCAGGGGAGCGCTGTGTAATCAAAAATTGCCACAGCGGTTTTGTTGTTCGCCCCAAGTGCGTTGTACAGGGCCACTTCCTCGCCGTCAACCACACCGTTAAAATAACCGTCAATGGAAATTCCGCCTTGACTCATACCAGGACGGTATTCCATGACATTTGAACATAAAGTTGTTGCGTCGTATTCTCCAACTGTTTGCTCAACAGTTAGGGTACTTGTTACACACGACAAGTCAACCTCATTCAAAAATATACGGGCTTTATTGCCCGCCAATGCTGTCATAAATCACCCCCATTACGCAGGCGCAGGAATACCTATTTTGAAAGAAGCCAAAGAAAAAGTGTTACCAGATGTTACAACCTGACTTGCAGACAATGCACCCGTAGCCAGAAGGCGAGAATTTGTTGGGTCAGAAATTGAAAAATGTGTAGCTGTTCCGCTTCCTGTCACAGAGCCATCAGAAAACGAAGCGACCGTCACTTCACGCCCACCACCTGCACGAGCAGCAGGCGCACCAATGGACAGAGAGGTTTTGTTACCCAACGTGTACGTGGACGTTGCCGCTGTATAAGTTGCTGGTTCCTGGCTGCAAATATCGAGGCGTGTACCTTCTGTGTCTAAAACTGTAAGACCGTTGTCATAAACACGGTCATTAAGTGTTGCCATTATTCCTCCTAATTAACTGTATAATTTCCATTCCTCTTTGGTACATACAGAGGAACTTTTCTAAAAGCTGTGTGAGTTTTACGTGTTATTACCCTCTCGCTACTCATAAACAAGTTAGGGCTTCCAATAACAACACCCAACGTCATTAGTATATCCGCTATTAAATTGTGCCGCTGTGAAATAAATGTTTCATCAACGTCAACAATATCTGTATTTATACTTTGAGATTGAAGTGAATGATTTTGAGCTAAAGAGGTATTTCCAAAAGCTGCAACACCACTTTCAACATCAAGGGCTTCAAAATTGTATGTAGACGCCGTAGAGGGCGATTCAACGAACGAAAGTCCAGTAGTTATATTGTTGGCGGCATCCCCCGTTGTTACAATCGAGAGATTTAATGTTGTCATGTATTACTCCATAGAAACAATCAATTGGTTAACATCGACGTTCAGTTAACTCAAAATTCTTCCGTACATAGGCCAAGGCAAAAGTGGGGTGTTTGTCAAAACACGATTTTCGTATCTGTTTTGAAGGCGTGCCCCTTCCCCAACTGGAAGCGAAGAATTTTGAATATTACTGTTTGTGATTGTTTGCACACCAGTCGTACCTATTAAAATATTCCCGCCCTGAGAACGTTCCCTCGGCAGTTGCCATCCCCACCACAGCGACTTGCGATAGCCCAATTTCCAGAGCCTCCGAATTGAGCCGTTGTCGAGAATGTGTTGGCAAAAGAAATAACAACCTTGTCGCTATTTTCAAATCTATCGTCAAAATTTTGGAGCCTGAAGTGCAAGCCTGAATTTGAAGAAACGAGGCGAAGCGTCACAAAATTTGTATCAAAAACATAGCCACCGTCAATCATTGTCCAGTTGTTCGCATCAAGTAACGGCGAGCCGCTAGGAGCGCCTATAAGGGGCACATTTACAGTATGTGGTGCTGCACCACTATAAACGGGTGTAGGAGGGCTTGTAGGCGTTCCTGTGGGCGTAGCGGGGCTTGTAGGAGTGCTTGTAGCCGGAACAATTATGGCTGTTGGCGGAACAACCGTTGGTGTGGTTATAAGGCAGCGAACAACACCGTTTGCGCCATCCTTTATACACTTCTAAAAATACACGATACAACAAAATAGGAATTTGTCTCTACATCTTCAAAATCTTCCTTGATTGTCCAAGATTCAAGAGAAAGTTGTGATGCGTTCAATTCAAGGGCAGCGTGAAGCCTGTCCATCATAATTCTGGTCAACCTGTACAATTCCTCAGTAGTGTTTTGGCGAGACACGCCGACCAAAATAATAATCTCTCCACTCACAAACTGAGGCCCACCGTTGAACGAAAGCGTACTTATGTCTAGGCCAGTTTCCAAATTTCTTAAATACAAATAGGGGAGTTGCGCCGACGAAACAATAGTTGGTGGAAATTCCTTTTTGGTCTTTACGCCCTCTATGCTCATTGCTATCAATTTTGGTGTAATTTCTTGTATTGCAGCCATTAAATTACCTTTCTATAAAAACGTGCAATAGCCTCAACATCGGAGGGCAGAGAGGCTGGCAGAATCATGGCGTTAGACATAGCTACTGGTCTGTCTAATTCCATAGCGTTGTCCTTCTGCTGATAAAGCCATGCTGTCAAGCGAACGATAGCGCCAAAAACATCTTCTGGCACTTCGTCATCGTAGCCCCAGGAGCCTTCCACCTCAATACTGTTTTCAGGCGTTTCCTCGTACTGGTTGAAACTAAAATTACTGGAATCTTTAATCTTAATAACGTAGTGAGGCATAGCTCCTGTAAGGAAGTATTCATTGGCAGGGACAACCTCACCGTCAATTGTAAGGGAATCTATCGTCAACAAGTCGCCACTGCGCAAAAACATTCGCTTCCCGTTAATCACTTCTTCACTGTTTGCGTCAAAATAGCGTGTTTCAGTTTTGGGGATGAACACCCTTCCGCACATGTTTTCAAACGTCGCAATGGCACGCTTTAATGTGGCTACCAAAAGAGCGTCTTGCTGAGAATTTTCAATCCCCAAATAATGCTTTACATCTTGATATTGTGGATAGCCACTTGCCATTTTTAACCTCTTTTGCCTCTAGGCTTGCGTTCAGGGTCAAGATTTTCAATTTCAGAAAGTCCAGCACCGCCAACAAATTCCTCCAAAGATTCAATAATAGAAATAATTCCGCTTTCTATTAAGCGTTCCAATCTACTTTTGGGGAAATCTTCTGGCACTGTACTTCCTTTCAAGAAACCCTTATTTTCTGGTGTAACATACTGGCGTTCAAAAACGTATTCCATAATTTTCTCCTTTAAGAACAAAAAAGGCTAGGCCCTTGCGAACCTAGCCTATTTGAAAACGACGATTAAAGAACCTGAAGAACATCCGACAGATTTTCGTCAGCACCCTTTCCACTGTTGTTGAACCCAATCACAACACCACCCGACGTGGCATTGGCAGTACCGGCAACAATTTTAAACTTCACGTAGCGTTTGCCAGCGGCAGCAACATCGGCTTCCGTAACATGCACAACAACAATTTTATTGTCGTCGGTTGCCTTTACAAGCTGTGTAGCAGCCTTACCAGTAAGCGCCGTGTACGTTCCACCGCTTGTAGTCGAAGCAACAGCCGAAACGTCCAGCGTGCCGCTAGTCCCCAACGTGCCGCTCTGAGCGACAAACATCAGTGCATTAAAATCCTTCATATCAATCGCAGCAGTCAGCACACCAGTCGCACCAGCAGTAATAGCTTGCGGCTGAATTACACCAACAACAGCGAAGTGGTCATTCACCTTACCCTGAGTAATCATTTTTCAAAATTCTCCTGTAAATAATATGTATTGTTTTTTCTTACGTGTTCTGAGCAAAAATAGAAAGGTGGAAGTAAGGGAATATATGTTCGAGCAGCATCGTTGTTGGTTGTTGTTTCGAGAACGTCAATTACTCTATGACAATCATCGGCTACCAAAAATCCACTAACAATCAATGGCTTGCCACATACATGACAACGTGCGTCTGTTTTTATACTTGTTTTCAAAAAAGCCATACTTCCACCTTTCAGTTTTTAGTTAGCAACCAGATACAGGAAGGGCGAAACAGTGTAGCTGCCCTGCGGGTCACTCAAGGTAATCGCGTTCAGAAGCCAAGGGCGACCGTCGTTGCGCTGGCGGAAGCGCCACACACCAACGTCACGAGTAAAGCCAACTTGGTCAGAGTAAGCGACCGAAAGGCCAGCTTTCTCAAACATCAGATAGCCACTCAGGTCAGCCAGCAGAACCGAACCAGTGTTACCAATCTGAGGCATGTGTTCCGACACGAGAATAGGATAGCCGTTCAGAACGTTCGTAGGGCCAGCCTGAATGTTGGCCTGCCACACATTGTCAGTCCCGTTAGCCATCTTCATAATCTTAGGCCACACGGACGGATGGATAATCCACACAGGCGAGCCGCCGACACTCTTGAAGCGACTGTACATGGACGCAACATCGTCCCACTTGAAGTCGCCCGTTGTCGTGTCACCAATACCAATAGCTGCATCAGCGTTCAGAATACCGAGCGGTTCACCGACACCGGAGCCACGCAGAACATTGCGCTCATTACGAGCCGCAATAGCCACCGAGAACAGGCCACGCAGGAGGGCTTCAATAGCGAAAGGCGAATCTTCAATCAGTTCGTTTTCCACTTCCGTCAACCCACCAACCTTGTTCAGACGCCAATTAAGCTTGCTGAACTTGGGTTCCGTCTCAGTGAACGTAGCGCCAGGAGCCGTATACGCAGCCGTAACGCCAGCAGCATAAGCGGTCTGACCAGAGCCAGCAGTAGGCGTGAAATACTGGTCGAGAGCAGGATACGTGCCGCTCTCACGAGCCACAGGAATGTGCTGAACACGACCGTAAATCTGATTTTGCTGTGCAGCAACTTGCAGGAGATTCGTGCTATATTCCTCTGGAACAAGGAAGCCACCCGAAGCGCCGGAACCTTCGCCCAAGTCCTTTGTCGAACCGTAAATGCCAGCTAAACGCTTCTCATCGCCACGCTTGACAGCCACCAGGAAGTCGCCAAAATTCTTAATATTGGAATCCTTAACGCCACCATCAGCGGTCACATAGCCAGCCTTAGCAGCGGGAGTGCTTTCAAGAACACCCATAATTTTAGCAAGATTGGCTTCAAAAGCATCCAGTTGCGCCTTAATAGCCCCTACCTCGCCAGTGCCAGCAGTTTCCTGCTTAACGTCATCACTCATTTTTCCCTCCGTTACAACCGTAACATTTTCAAAATTTTTCGTAATATTTTCTTTATCTTCAACAGGCGACTCAACATTTGGCACTGGCTGTTCACCCTCTGCGCCCTCAAGTAAGTCCTTGGCCCATTTATTAAAATCTTCATTTTCTTCCATAGATTCAGCGAGAGCCTTAATTTCACTCACGCCAAGTGTGCGAAATTCTGCGGGAGAAACTGTCGCAGAAATTTCACAAATCTGCCAACGTTTAATCGTCTTACTCCCATCATCACGCAAAATTGTTTGAGGCAAAGCACCAGTGCTTAATCCAATGCGCCCCTTCTCTGCGAGTTTCCGAATGGCCTCAACGTAGGCATTGCTGCGCTTAAGGTTTAATTCAAAGAAAACACCAATATCATCCGTTTTAACCGGCGTAGCCCAACCCAAAACATCATTAAGCGTGCCCATGTTGTGTTCCCAAAGTACGGGAACACTTTTCAAATTATCGAGAAAAAATTCAGTGTCTTTGGCAAATTTTTCTCCGTGAAGGTCTGTGGTGTCAAAAATTACACCGTAACCCTCAAGAACAACCGCCTCATCACTAACAGATTTAATAGTAACGTCCATTCGTGTTATACTCTCCTTGTGGCGCAATATCGGCCACTTTTTATACAGTATCAAAAAATTCTGAAATTAGAGGGAAAAATAATGTTTAAGTTTCTTGAAAAACGTGGTGTTGATATTTTCCTGGTTATAACACCAGAAAATATATACGCAGTGTTTAATTTCAAACGTCCACGTAAGAAAATGTTGAAGGGACAGCGTTTATTTTGCGCAAAAATTTTTGTGGGAGAGTTAAGTATTCAAAAATTCTTTGATGAACTTCGCAACTGGCTTGAAACTACAACTGAAGATTATTTGTTAGAAAGACTGGATGACTCCCCAAATAACAGTAGGCCAATAATTAACATAACACCACGCATAAAAATAGATTTTAATGTTGTTGAGGAAGAAGTAGCTACCTTGATTTCTTCACAATATCTTTCATAAATTCTCTAAAAATTTTCGTTGTTTCTTCTCTAATTAAAGGCTCCCACTTTTCTACAGTAAGCCACCAAGGAGCGTGAAAACTAGATTGCTCTAGTCCTTGAACAAATTTTGCATATTTTATATCATTATTTTTCAAAGAATAGCGTACAACTATTTTACTTCCTTTAGTTAGCTTCCCTTCCCATCCAGTTTTAAGGCCGCCCCTATCACCCTTTCTTTTATATTTTGAGCCAGGGCGGTATAGAGTAAAACTTTCCTTTCCTTCTCTCCAAGAGCCGTCGTAGGGAGGATATGAGCGCAAAGCAGCTTTCGCTATTTTACCTGCATCACGCATAGGCTTGTCTAATTCTTCCAAGTCTTTTCCCAATTTTAGAATTTTCTTTTTATATTGTGGCATACCATAGGCACGCACGTTAAAAGAAACTCCACTCATAACAACCCCGCAAGCAAGCGCAAAATTCTCCCATCAACCATCGGTAAAATCTGACAGCGGCAGCGAACATGCACAGGAATGGCAGGTTGTCCCCCCAATGGGTACACACGACCGTGTAAAGGCCCACAGCGAGGGCAAACACGCTCATCACGCATTGTCACCCAACGAATGTATTGAACGAGTTTTGTGTTGGCGTAGACAATGTAAGCGGCTTGTGTGATTACGGCGATACTTTCGTTTTCTGCAATCAACAATGCACGTTCCAGAGACGCTGATTTCAAAATTTCTTCTTGAAGCCATTCTCTGCTTAATCCACCACGCTTATATTCTTCAATCGTCGCCTTGACTTTTCTGAGACTTGCAGCCATCACCAAGTTGTAAACCTCAAGCGCCCTTCCAGTCGCCCAATCCCTTGCTTGGAAACGACTTTCTTCGGGGTCAAAACCAGGATAAAATTGATTAACTTTCTTGACAGCAACCTCGACGCCAAAATCTGCATAAGCCAAAAGTGCGGCATATATCGCAGATTTTAAC